ACCGAGTATCCCTGGGCCCACGCCAATGTGGACCGGCTGGTGATCGGTGAGAAGGCGGGCCTGGAGTGCAAGACCACATCGGCCCTCTCCTTGAGCAAGTTCAAGAACGGCGAGTATCCCGCAAACTACTATGTCCAGTGTGTCCACTACCTGGCTGTCACCGGCCTGGAGCGGTGGTATCTGTGTGTGCTGATCGGCAATCAGGAGGTCAAGGTTTTCACCATCGAGCGGGACGAGGACGAGATCGCCGCTCTGATGGATGCGGAGCGGGAGTTCTGGGCGCAGGTTCAGAGCGGTATCGCCCCCATGCCTGACGGCAGCGACAGCAGCTCCAAGGCCATTTCTCAGCTCTACGCCGACGAGGGCGGCGAGTGCGATCTGACCTATTACGCCCACACCCTCCGGGAGTATATGGAGCTGAAGGGCCAGATCAAGGATCTGACCGCCAAGTGCGATGGTCTGGGCAACATCATCAAGGAATTCATGGGCACGGCCTCCAAGGGCTTCGCCGCTGACTACAAGGTCAGCTATGGAAACCGGACCCGCCGCACCTTCGACAAGAAGGCATTTTTGAAAGATCACCCCGGAATGGATCTCTCCCCCTGGGAGAAGGTCAGCACCAGCCGGGTATTCAGCGTGAAAGGAGCCTAACAATGGCAGGAGGAATCATTCAGAAGCAGACCCAGCGGCAGCAGATGCAGACCGCACCCCAGCAGCAGAGCGTGAATCAGCTCATGAACAGCATCCTGGACGGCGAGAAGCTGCGGGGCCGGTTCAATGAGCTGCTGGGCAAGCGGGCACCTCAATTTGTGTCCGCCCTGGTCAGTATGGTCAACGCAGACCAGAACCTGCAGCAGGCCTTCTACGAGGCCCCCATGACTGTCATCCAGAGCGCACTGAAGGCCGCCACCTTCGATCTGCCCATCGACCAGAACCTGGGCTATGCCTACATCGTTCCCTTCAGCAACAAGAAGAAGATGCCTGACGGCAGCACCCGCAAGGTCAAGGAGGCAATCTTCATCATGGGCTGGAAGGGTATGCATCAGCTGGCCCTCCGCACCGGCGCATACAAGGCCATCAATGTGGTGGATGTCCGGGAGGGGGAGCTGGTTCGCTTCAACCGGCTCAGCGAGGAGATCGAGCTGAACTTCATCGAGGACGAGGCCGAGCGGGAGAAGCTGCCTGTCATCGGTTATGTGGGCTACTACCGGCTGGTCAACGGTTTTGAGAAGACCATCTACATGAGCAAGAGTCAGATCGAGGCCCATGAGCGCAAGTTCCGCAAGGGCGAGTACATGGGCAAGGGCTGGAAGGACGATTGGGATGCCATGGCCCGCAAGACCGTCTACCGCCGGCTGATCGGCAAGTGGGGCGTCATGTCCATTGACTATCAGAGCAACCAGGCCGGTGCCATGCTGGCCCAGCAGATGGAGGCCGAGTACGGCCCCGGCGACTACACGGATCTGTCCGGCGTACCCGATGCGCCGGAGGGGTACGAGGTGGACCCCGGCACCGGGGAGGTGGTCAGAGGGGAGGAGACGGCATGAAGCGGAAGAAGTTTATCAAGAAGCTCATGTCCGTGGGTATCGGGCGCAATGCCGCCAACTGGGTGTGCCGGGAGGGAGGCAGAGCGGGAACGATTCTGATGGCGCGGGCCATGAATCTGCCTGGTGCTTACTGTGTCTCCGGCGTGTTTAGAACCCGTGACGGTCTCCGGCTTCGGGTCAAGGTCCACAAGGTGGAATAAACCCACTGTCATTCCGAGGGAGCGCAAGCGACCGTGGGAATCTCCTGGGAGATTGTACGATTCGGTACTGCATACCAGGAGATTGCCGCGGCCCTACGGCCTCGCAATGACAGACTTTTGGAGGGTAAATAAATGCTCAATCACATTGTAATCATGGGTCGGCTGACACGGGACCCGGAGCTGCGGCGGACCGGGAGCGGGACCGCCGTGGCCAGCTTCACCGTGGCGGTTGACCGGGACTATGCAGCCCAGGGGCAGGAGAAGGAGACAGACTTCATCGACTGCGTGGCCTGGGCCCAGCGGGGCGAATTTGTCGCCAAGTATTTCACCAAGGGAAGCATGATCGTCGTATCCGGGCGGCTCCAGATCCGAGGCTGGACGGACAAGGACGGGAACAAGCGCAGGAGCGCCGAGGTCAACGCCGACAACTGCTACTTCGGTGAGAGCAAGAGCCGGTCTGAGGGCCGCTCTGGGGCTCCTGGGGCGGCGCAGGAGTACACCAACCCCAATTATGCCGCCATCGTTTCCGGGGCCTATCCGCCGCCTGTTCAGCCGGACGGGAATGATTTCGCCCTTCTGGACGAGGAGGACGGGCAGCTGCCCTTCTAAAACGCCTGTCATTCCGAGGGAGCGCAAGCGACCGTGGGAATCTCCTGGTACACCGTGCAGATTTTCGGTGTAGTCGCAGGAGATTGCCACGGCCTGTCGGCCTCGCAATGACAGAGGAAGATCTGACACGGGAGGATCACTATGGAACATAAAAACGACGGCTGTGCCGGATGCACGGCCACCCACGACAGCCCCACCGAGTGCGGGTGTGAGCGGTGTTTGGAGGGGCGGTATGGCGAATAAGAAGAAGCCACGGCGCAGGAGCGCCGGCGGCGTGATGGGGATGTCCCAGATCCCCTATGCCCAGCGGCTCAGAATGCAGCAGACCGGCAACATCAGCTGGAGCCGGGAGCAGGGCGCACGGGTCGTTATGTGGTGCTGGGCGGTGGCGCTGCATCAGATCGAGGGCATCGGCTACACCCGGCAGATTCGCTTTGAGCAGCGGTTTCGGGAGATCGACCGGGAGTTCTACTCCCAGGAGATCGAGGTGTCCCTGGCCCACGCCAAGCGCAGACTGGCCTCCATGGGCATCGAGATCAGCGGCGAGCTGATGGCTGCCCCGCATGAGGAGGGCCGCACCGTGCGGGAAATGGAGATCAAGAACCATATCGTCCAGAGTGTCCAGTGCGCTACTCTTTGCGGCTGCATCGCCGCTAACGATGTATTTGGTTTTGCTCAGAAGCCCCTGGAGCGGATCCGTGTACGGGTGGAGGAGCTGACGGCCCGGTACGCCAAGGAGGGCGAGGGTGTTCTTCTGGAGTACATGGAGAAGCTGGGCTTCACCGTCCGGGACGGGCGGGTGTACGGCTTCACGGACGAGGACGGGAAGCCTGTGAAGGTAAAGGAGGCCGCTCATGCTTGAGGAATTGAAGCACTGCCCCTTCTGCGGAGGCCCCGCACACGAAGAAGGCGGCAACCTCGTGGCTAACATCGGCCCCTTCGTTAAGCCCAAAGAGCGGTTCACAGCAAAATGGAGTGTCGGTTGCGGTGCGTGCGGCATCTGGATCACAAGGGAGACAGCCTACGACTTTAACTCGAAGACAGAGAGCTTGGAGATCACCGGAAAGGATGGTCACGCCGATGCCGTCTCCACCTGGAACAGGAGGGCGCATGAAGCGTAAGTACCACAACCAGAAATGCTCCTATGACGGCATGACCTTTGACAGCAAGCATGAAAGGGATCGGTACTGTGAGCTGAAGCTGCTCCAGAAGGCCGGGGTGATCTCCGATCTGCGGTGCCAGGTTTCCTTCCGGTTGTTGCCGGAGCAACGGGAGCCGGACAGTACAGGCCCCAGAGGGGGAGTCCGGCGGGGCAAAATCATTGAGAAGGCCGTGGACTATGTGGCGGATTTCGTCTATGTGAAGGACGGTCAGACCGTCGTGGAGGATGCCAAGGGGGTCCGCACGAAGGATTACATCATCAAGCGCAAACTGATGCTGTGGCTGCACGGCATCAGGGTGCAGGAAGTTTAACGGATTGGGGGGGTATGTGTGCAGCAGCCATGGTTCCAGGTATTCGCGGACCTGCCCGGGCACGAAAAAACACGGAAGCTCCGGGACGGCCTTGGCCTGAAAAACTCTTATGAGGCCGTGGGGTTGATCATCTGCATTTGGAGCTGGGCGGCGGTCCATGCGCCCTCCGGGGAGCTGAAGGAGATGAAGCCCCAGGACCTCGCTGATGCCGCCGGTTGGCGCAAAAGCGCAAAGAACCTGCTCCGGGCCTTGGTGGACTCTGGATTCCTGGACGAGAGCGAGGGCGGTTATAGTCTCCATGACTGGGACAACCACCAGGGACTACTCCAGGATGCGATAGATAGGAGCAAGCGGGGTAATGCCGACCGGCAGCGCAGGTGGAGGGAGCGAAAAAGAGCGGAGCGGAGCGCAGGTGAAAATGCGTCGCCCGTTCCCAACAATAACGCAACCCGTAACGCTACACAAGGCGTTACGGGTAACATTGGAAGTAACGGAAATAACGGTTCTACCAGTAGCAGTACCATAACCAATACCTTACCTATATCTCAGTCAGTAGTAGTCGTTAACACTGTACCAGGGGACGACGGCGACGGCGGCGACGGAGATAGAGATGTTTTGAGGCTCATTGGCGGAGAGATCGGGCAAGGCGTACTCCTGCTGTCTGACCGGCAGATGGACGATCTGCTGTCCCGTCTTGGCGTGGACGGCTTCAACTCCTACGCCGAGCGGCTGGTGTCCTGGGTGCAACGCAAACACGCCAAAGTGGACCACTACCGCACGATCCTAAAATGGGCGAAGGAGGACGGCGTTCTGGTCTCCGGGCCGGAGCTTCTGTTGTCTGGGGGGGCTAAGATATGAGCCGGTGGCAGGATGTGGAGGTGCAGTGTCCCTTTTACCTGTCCTCCGACTGTTCCCAGCGCACGGGCTATGTGGTCCGCTGCGAGGGCATCGCCGAGGGCTCCAAGCTCTGCTACCGGCTCAAGGGCCGGGGGCAGCTTGAAACGCAGATGAGGACCTTCTGCTGCGCCGACTACGGAAAATGCGAAATTTACCGGATGCTTAAGGGCATCTGGGAGGAGGAATAGCTATGGCAATCAAGCAGCGGATCACGCCGGACCCCGATAGCCAATTCCGGCTCTGCCGGTGCGGCTGCGGCGGCGAATCCGAGTACATCGAGTTTGATACGCATCTTTGGTGCGTGGCCTGCAAGGCCTGCAAGCGCCGGGGGAAGCTGCACCGGAT